GGCAACTGGCTTGTGTCCAAGGATTGCGCGGACGGCTTTGAGGTCGTACATAAATTCAGCGGGCAGCTGTGCAAGCTCAGGAGGGATAAAGCGTATGACAGTTGAAAAATCACGCCTCAAAAGACGTCTCGCCGCGTTGGCCGTGTTTTTGGCCTCGGCGGCGCTTACGGCCGTTTGTGTGGAACTCGCCTTCCGGCAACGGGGTTACGCTGCGGTCGGTGGCGAATGGTGCGTCCTGCCGGCCGGTCTTGTGGCGGCGCAGGTTATATTGAGTCGATCTCCACGACACATAAAGTAAAGAAGGCTGAAAGATGGCGAAACATATCGTAAAAAAAAGAAGGGCGGGTCGCAAGGCCGTAGAGGCGGCGGAAGTTTACCGCCGTATAAAATGGGGCGTGGAAGTACGAAAAATACTCCTTGACAGGGGCATGACCCAAAAGGAGCTGGCGAACTTGGTTGACGTAAACATAAATTGGCTTGGCCACCTGCTGCACGGACGGCGACCCGGCAACGAGTGTCGTAAGTCGATATCGAAGTTGTTGGGCATTAATCCGAAAGAATACAAAATTATATAAAACGGAATTGCAAGTAGGTGATTCGTTGAATGGATACTTGAGCGTAAAGCAGGTTTCGGAGTTGAATGGGTATAGCGAGCGTTATATTAGAAAAATGATTGCAAACGGCTCTATCGAAAGCGTTATGTCCGATAATAAACATATGATACCGTTTACCGGATTGCCGCTGAATTTGCAACGCAAATATATGCGTAAAACACGATCCGGCATCGCCGAGACGCAAAAATCGGTTGCGGCTGAATTTGATTTTGAAAGCGTCTCGGCCAAAGAACGAGAAGAAATTATATACTGGATCGATTTACTGGCCGAATGGCGAAGCTATCGCGCCGCGTGCGGATTGAGCAAGTCGGAGGCCGAAGTACGGTTTGTGGACAGCTATAACGACCGCCGACCCGAAAAGCGTTTGAGCGTGCGCACGTTGTACCGCAAACAAAAAGCGTTGCGCGACGGCGACATGTCGGCGCTGCGTGACGGCCGCGCGGCTAACGGCGGCGGCGCCTGTAAAATAACCGAATTTATATGGGATATTTTCTTACGTCATTACTTGACAGGGAACAATCGTAAAGTGCATCTATGCATGACGCTTGTCGAGGAAGAGCTTAAAGAATTGTCGGCGAAAGGCTTGATAGCCGAAAAGCCTCGGTTGCCGTCCTTGCGGGCGTTTGAGTTAAAGGTAAAAACCATCCCCGAACCGGTGATGTTGTACTTCCGCGGCGGGATAAAGAAATATAAAGACCGCGCCGAGCCGTATATAGCGCGTATGTATGACGATCTGGAGCCCAACGATATATGGGTTGCGGATAACCATACGTTTGACATAATGATCTGGAACGGCGTTTCAGCGTTCCGGCCTCACCTCACCGGCTTCATGGACGCGCGAACACGCAAATTCACCGGCTGGTGCATTACGGACAACCCGTGCGCCGACGCCACAATATACGCTTTGCGCCGCGGCGTTTCATCAAACGGCATACCCAATATGATTTACGGGGACAACGGCCGCGAATTTTTGTTCCATGATTTCGGCCAAGGATTTCGAAAACGCAAAAAGAACGGAGACGCCAACCAACCTACTATATTAAAACACTTAGGCATAGAATTTCGCGCCGCGCTGCCTCGCAACGCAAGGGCTAAGGGAATCGAAAGAGCCTTCGGAACCATCTGCGAGAATTTTTCAAAGGTATTCGAATCCTACACGGGCAACAGCGTGGAGACAAAGCCGGACGCCCTGAAGACGGTCCTCAAAAAACCGGACAAAATGCTGACTGTGGAAGAGTTTAAACTGATCGTTGACGACTGGATTAACGGTTATTATAACAATCGGCCGCATATCGGAGAAGGTATGCGCGGCAAAAGCCCCAACGAGGCGTTCGAGTGTTTGCTGATTGAAAAACGCGTGGCCACTCAATCGCAACTGAACTTGATGTTCATGCGTTGCTCACGTAAGCTTAAAGTATTAAAAAACGGGGTAACATTGCGGGTGTATGGCAAAAATCTACAATATATACCTGACACTGAATCTGATTGGATGCAATTGTTTGGGCATTATGTGTATGTGCGTTACGATCCCGACGATTTGTCGGCAGTGAGGATTTACGACGAAAAAGAACTGTTTATGTGTACCGCGCAGTTGCTTGAGAAACTCTCATATAACGCCACAGCGGACGAGATATCTAAAGCCCAAGCGGATCGGCGCCGAATTACCAGCGCCGTCGCGGCATACAAAAAGCAAAATGACATTAAAACGTCCGACGCGCTGGAGCTTGCGATGCATAACGCCCGCAGGAATCTGGATCGCGAATCTACGGGCGACTATGTAATAATACCGATGTTCGTCACGGATGAAACCGTGCCCGAAATCGGGTGCGCCGTAAAAAATGGAAATTCGGACGCGCTGCGCGCGCCGAATATCGACAATGAAAAATTGCGCCTTAATTACGTAGGCGCTAATGCGCTGGACTGGGAAGCGGGGCTTTTCGAACTTAAAGAACGACGGCAAAAAGCCTCTTTGTGCCCAAATTAATCGGACAAAAATGTGATGCAAAAAGCAGAAACTAGGAGGTGATTAAATGTGTGACGCAAAAGATGTCGACGTCTCAGCAGCTATTGAATCGGTAAAGCGTCATATAATAACCACGGGCAAAACGCAAAGCGCGGTCGCGACGGAATTGGGCGTATCAAAGGGGTTGCTAAGCGCCTTTTTGTCGAACAAATACGCCACGCCGCTTGAGATAATACCCAAAATTGACGCCCTGCTTAAAGTCGCCGCGAAAAAAGAAATGTTGCCGGAAGATCCGCCGTTTGCAATGACGAGCATATCGCGCAAGATAACCAGCGTAATAGAATATTGCCACTATCAGGGCAAAATCGGCGTTGCGTACGGCGACGCCGGCATCGGCAAAACCATGACGGCGTCGCAATATGCGCGGGACAACCCCGATGCTGTTATGATCACTGTCGCGCCGTGTTACGCCACGATAAGCGGCGTAACGGAGTTGCTCGCGGAACGTTTGAAGATCAAGCAAAACGTGTCGCGAAAGACGTTCGGCGAGATAATAAACCGACTCGCGGGAACAAACAAGGTCATACTTATAGACGAGGCACAGCACTTGACGAGCAAGGCGATAAACCATTTGCGCTCTATACCCGACGGCGTCCTGGCCAAGACGGGGCGCGGCATAGGCATGGCGTTTATAGGCAACGATGAAATATATTTCAGCATGCGCGGAAACGCTTACGCTCAAATATACAGCCGCATAGGTATACGCCGCCGCCTTGAGACGACGCAAATACAACCGTCGGATATAAGGGCGGTTTTTGCGCAGGCTGAGCTTGACAAAGATTCCGTTGACATACTCCACGCCATAAGCCGTACAAGCTATGGTATTCGGGGCGCGGTGAACGTTTATGTAAACACGCTCATAGCGTGCCGCATCAAACACTCCGGGGAGCTTACCGCCGACCTGCTCGGGCAGATGGCAAGGGATATGAATATAGCTTAAATGAGGGGTTATCATGCATAAGAAGGTTAAAACAAGCGTCAGTCAACTGCGAAGTTGGGATGAAGTCGACCAGGCGCTCCGCGAAATATGCGAATGTGATATAGCCATAGAAAATATTCAGGCGAACATGAACATGGCTATAAACGACGCTAAACTAAAAGCCGAAAAGCTGGCCAAGCCTATGAAGACGGCCGTAGTCGTCCTTGAGGCACAAATTAAAGATTACGTCGAATCTAATAAGAGTGAGATTGTCGGCAAAAGCCGTGAACTGAACTTCGGATCCGTTGGTTTCCGGCGCTCGTCTAAAATAACATACAGCGCGGCGAAAACCGACGAAGTGCTGGCCGCGCTTAAGGCAAGAGGCTGGCTCGATTGCGTGTCGTTCAAAGAAAGCGTAAACAAAGACGTGTTAAAGCTTAAAACCGACAAAGAACTCGCCACAGTCGGCGTAAAGCGTAAAACCACCGACGATTTTTATTATGACATCGACAGGGAAAAAATAACATAACGGGGGGCTAAGCTTGAAACTCATTACTCCGGCGCAAATCAAAAAGATATATGCGCTCGCCCGTGAACGCGGGGTTGACAACGACGCGCTGCATGCCGTCGTACATAATATCGCGCTTAAGGACAGCATAAAAGCATTGTTCGTAACCGAAGCCGCCAAGGTCATTGACCGCCTAAATGGCGCCGATGACCGCCCGTGCGACATGATGAGCGCCGCGCAGGAAAAATATATAAAGGGGCTGTTCTCCGTCCTCGACTGGGACGACGACAAAATCCGGCCATGGCTGCATAACCGGTTCGCCGTTGACCATATGCGGTGGCTGACCGTCTCAAAGGCGGCGAAGGTGATCGAAGGGCTTAAGGAAATGACCAAGCGCGCGAAAGGAAGCTAAATACCGGTATCGAAACGGCATTATTGATACTTAAACAAACCATATATTAAGGGGCAACGTTATGGACATTCCTACTATATTAACCACAATTATGGAAATAGGCATTACACCTGCTCTGTTAATAGTGTTCGTCAAATATTTTTTGGATATTAATAAGCAGCAGTCGCTCGCGTTCAGAGAACAGGCTAAAAGCCTGTTCTCTGAATCGTTGCGGCGCGAGGAACTTATAAAAGAAGAAGCCTCAAAGCGCGAAGCGATATTGCGTCAGGAGTCTGCAAAGCGTGAATCCTGTCTGTTGTTAAATATCGAAAAGCTGGGTTCTACGTTTGAAAAAATTGCCGGAGCCATGGATACTATGAATAAGTCGGCGCAACATATCGAATGTGAAATTATAACCATAGACCGAGAACTTGAAAGGATTGTCGCCCATGGAGCCGCGAGAAATTGTGCAAGCTAAAGAACTGCGTGGCCTTATACTGACACATTTATACGCCGCGTCACACGAAACTATGAAATTGTCAGTATTGCGTAACCTGTTGCGATACAGCAGTTACGCCACGCCGGAAGCTATACTAAAAGCTATAGATTACCTGCTTAACAGCGACAATGCCTCGAAAAGGTATGTCGTCGTCAACAGGAATGATGACTTCACAATCAAAATTACGTCCGTCGGAATCAATCTGATGGAGGGCGACATAAAGGACGCGGGGGTGCTGTTAAATGAATAATATGCTTAAGGTTGTGGCTGTGCAACAGTTGCGCGGTTTAATCTTGCAAGTATGTAACGCGACCACTCCAAACGGCGCCAGTCTCCAGCTCATTGCCGCCGCGCTCAAACGCGAGGGCTATGGGGTATCCTTTGACGACACGCAAAGCGCGGTGGAATACTTGGCCGGCAAAGGACTGGTAGCCGTTGAGCTTATACAAAGCGCCGTGTTAAATATTGAGCGTCATGTGGTCAAGATAACGCCTGCGGGTGTTGACACGCTCGAGGGTACGACCGCCGTAGATGGAGTTTTGCTCGATGGCTAATCGCGGTCACAGCAAGATATCGGCTCTGCCGGAGTCCATCCGACAGTTGGTGGACGCAAAATTAATGCACGGTTATACGTACGAGGATGTTACGACATACCTGCAAAACATGGGGCATGATGTTTCCAAGAGCGGTGTTGGTCGCTACGGACAACAATATCTGCGCAAATTTGAGGCCGTGCGTATGGCGAAAGACTATGCTCGTCTGCTGTCGGAAGATAACGTCGATCGTCCGACGACTGAATTGCATGAAGCAAACAACGCAATAATCAGCCAAAGTATTATGGAGACGCTCGTTGACCCCAACGCAACGACGGAGGACAAGGCCGCCGCCGCGAAATCCATTGCAACGCTCCAGCGCGCGCAGGTGCAGAATGAGCGCCTAAAGTTAGAGTCGCGCAAGGCCGCCGGCATAATACGTACGGCCATGAACCGGATAAAAACAGGAGTATTTGCCGAGCTCGGCGAAAAATACCCGGACATAGCCGAAAGGATAGTTCAAATCGCGGAAAGCGTGGCTGACGAAAATGGTTAAACAGTGGAGAGTACAGGCTAAAAGCCTTTTTTTGGTTGATCACGCTTACGTTAGCGAAATAGCGCGCACTCTTGGCCTGGCGCGTGAAACGGTTACTCGGTTTTTGACGCAATTGCCTGAATACCCTGCGGAACTTGCTTATCGCAAACAGCGCAGCCGCGAACGCCGATTGCGTTATAAGGAAAATTGGAACAAAACAAAATATGCAGCGGCCACCGCTACCAAAGAAACCATACGGAGGGAGCATGACCTCGCCGCCATAATTTTGTCCAAGGAGCGCCATTGCCATGAATAACTTTGTCGCCGACGCACGATCCTATTTTGCCAGAGATGAATCGCTTGAAAAGCTGCGCGCCAATAAAATTAAAGCCGCAAGAACAAATTTTCGCGATTACTGCAATTTGATAAATCCCGCATTTTTTAAACCAAGCCGCAAGTATCAGGACGATCTATGCGGCGTTATGCAGGCAATATACGAAAAACGGCTTATTAATCACGATACCGGAAAACCTTACGATATTCTGATTATCAACATGCCGCCCGGGTTTGGTAAATCTTTTACCAACATGAACTTCGCGGCTTGGGTTTTCGGGCAAAACGCTCATAACCAAGTAATAAGCGTGTCCTACAATCAGACGCTCTCAGCCGAATTCGCTCGGGGCGTACGCGGCATGATAATGGACGAGCCTATCGTGGGCGACTCAAACTTTTATTGCGTAAATTCCGTATTTCCACACTTAAAAATCAAAAAAGGCGACGGCGCCGTAGAAAAATGGGCGCTTGAAGGCCGCGGCGTCTATCGCTCCTATCTCGCGACGAGCTTCGACGGATCAATTACGGGTATGCGCGGCAATATCGTCATCATTGACGACCCGATAAAGAATCTTTATGAAGCGTTTAACGACCGTGTAAAGGACAGTCACTGGAAGTTTTTCACCGGCACACTGCCGTCGCGCGTGCTCCCCGGCGGCATACAAATTATAATACAAACGCGCTGGGCGACGGATGACCTTGCCGGTCGCATAATAGACGACGCCGAGTACAGCAAGCGTTGCTATGTTGTGGAGATGCGCGCCCTCAACGTTGATGGAGCCGACGGCAAGAGCTTGTGCGAGGATTTATATCCGACTGAGGATCTACAAGCTAAACGCCGCGGTATGCTGCCTGAAATATGGTCGGCAAACTTCCAGCAGACGCCAATCAACCTGAAGGGTCAGCTTTATGCTGATTTTAAAACTTATGATAAGCTGCCCGCCGACGCTTTTGGCCGATCTCTTTTTACGCAAGTGCGCAACTATACGGATACAGCGGATACCGGCTTAGACTACTTATGCTCCATAAATTACGGCGTATATCAAAACGAGGCTTATATACTGAACGTGCTTTACACGTCGGCTCCTATGGAACACACGGAACCGGCCGTCGCCTCTATGCTTAACAAAGACGGCGTAAACGTAGCCGATATAGAATCCAACAGCGGCGGACGCGGCTTTGCGCGCGCCGTCGAAAGGATTCTGTACGAGAAACATCATTCCAACCGCACACGCATAAAGCCGTTTCATCAGAGCAAAAACAAGGTTTCCCGTATACTGTCAAACGCCACATGGGTTATGGATCATATTTACTTTCCCGCGAACTGGAAAGATAAGTGGCCGGAGTATTATAAGGCTATGGTTCTCTATCAGCGGGAGGGTACAAACCCTCATGACGACGCCCCCGACGCGACGACAGGTATAGCCGAGAAGATGGGGCGCGGCAGTATATTCTCGTTCCTTTAAATTGCATAAGAGGGCTAATGATGATAAGGCGGTGAAATCATGCTTATACACTCGGAAACAGAGCGTCTCAACGCCATAATAAACCGTGACGCGGCAGTATTTACAAGCAACGAGCGAATCCTCGAAGGCGTAATTAAGAAATGGCAGCAATCCCAGCGACTCCAAGACCAAATAACCGGCGTGCGTTACTACAAAGGCCGCCATGACATTTTAAAGCGTAAACGTACCGCAATAGGCACCGGTGGTCGACTTATTGAGATCAATAATGTGCCTAACAACCGTATTGTAGATAATCAATACAGCAAAATCGTTGACCAGAAGGCTAATTTTTTGCTCGGAAAACCGTTTGTTTGGTCTTCGAAAAGCAAGCGTTATGCAGACGCGCTGGGCGATATTTTCACCCAGTATGTGTTTCGCGTGCTTAAAAACATATGTCAAGATTCGCTCATCTGCGGCATCGGCTGGCTGTACGTATATTACGACGAAACGGGGAATTTACGTTTTAAGCGTTTCGCGCCGTACGAAATGTGCCCCCTTTGGGCGGACGCCGAACACATCCGGCTTGACGCCGTTATACGCGTATATGAGCGCGTTGATAACGGCGCAACTGTCTCCGAAGTTGAAGTTTATACGAATAACGGGGTTACGCGTTACGCTTTAGACCGTGGCAAACTGGCTTTCGAAAGCACAGCCGACTACATAGCCGTTCGTGGAGACGCGAAAAAAAGTTACAAATGGGGCGCCATACCAATCATCCCGTGGAAATACAACAGCCTCGAAATACCGCTAATCAACAAAGTCAAAAGTCTGCAAGACAGCATAAACCTTGTGCTTTCTGACTTTGTTAACGCCATGCAAGAAGACGCCGGAAACAGCATATTTGTTTTAAAAAATTATGACGGCGAAAATTTGGCGGAATTTCGGCACAACATTTCCACGCATCGCGCGGTTAAAGTCACTAACGTCGATGGCAGCCAAGGCGGCGTCGATATATTACAAACCAAGGTGGACGCCGGTAACTATCAGCTTATGCTGCAGCATCTCAAAAAAGCCTTAATTGAGAACGCTATGGCATTCGACGCAAAAGACGACCGGCTTTCCGGCGCGCCAAACCAGATGAATATACAGAGCATGTACGCCGATATCGAACTGGACGCCAACGGCATGGAAACAGAATATCAAGCGTCCCTTGAGCACCTGCTGTATTTCATCAACATGCACCTGAAAAGCGCTGGTATCGGCGATTTTACAGGTGCAAGCGTAACGTTTACATTTAATCGCGATATGTTAATGAATGAAACCGACATTATCAATAATATTCGCTTTTCGTCCGGCCTGCTTTCAAAAGAAACGCTCGTTGCCAATCATCCATGGATAAACAGCGTTCAAGATGAAATGACAAAAATCAAAAAACAGGCGGAGTCGGAAGACATATACGCCGAGGCTTTTCGCTCATGAGCCGCCCTTACTGGGTCGAACGGTTCGAACTGGCCGTTTCGGCGCGTGAGAACAAGGCCGAAGAATACCTCGCGACACTTGAAAAGCAGTATGCCACAGCCAAAACCCGCATCGAAAACGAAATAGCCGGCTGGCACGCGCGTTTCGCGGTCAATAACAAAATGACGCCCGAAGAAGCGACGACGGCGCTCAGTAAACGTGAAATGACGGAACTCAAGTGGACGCTTGAAGATTATATAAAGCGCGGGGAAGAGTCTGACGCTGACGGAAGGTGGATTAAAGAGCTTGAAAATGCGTCGGCATGGGCGCATATAGACAGGCTTACCGCCTTAGACCTTAAGCTGCGCGGCGAGCTTGAAATTTTATACGGCGGCGAGCTAAAAGGTGTAACAAAGCTTTTGGGTGAAACTTACAAAGACGGTTATTACGGCGCGGCATACGAAATTCAGCGCGGCCTTGGCGTCGGATGGGACGTAGCGCTGCCTGACGCCAACAGGTTGGACTATGTCATATCCAATCCGTGGGCGCAGGATGGGAAAGTTTTTTCCGAACGAATTTGGAGCGAAAGAGACAAACTTGTCGAGGCTTTGCAAGCAGAACTGTCCGAGAACCTTATTTTCGGCGAGCCTCCTGACGAGTCAATTAAGCGCATAGCCGAAACGTTTGACGTATCAGAACATCACGCGAGGCGTCTTGTTTTGACGGAGACCGCTTACGCCGCCGCGATGGGCGACCTTGACGCGTATAAAGAACTCGGCGTCGAATATTTTGAGTTTGTGGCGACATTGGACAGCGCGACAAGCGTCGTTTGCCGGGAAACCAACGGCGCTATAGAACCGTTTGTAAATTATAAACCGGGTGTCACGGCGCCGCCGCTGCATCCTAACTGCCGGTCAACCACGGTTCCGGCTTTCGAGGACGAGGATGGATTCAAGGACAAGCTCGCGAAAGGAACGGACGGAAAGTATTATATACCTGAAAACGAAACCATGCCGCAATGGAAAAAACGGTTCGCGAGCGGCGAAAACGCCCCAAAGGCCATAATCAGCGGCAATTTCGGCGGCGATACTCCGCGCTCAAAGAAAGAACTTGGTGAAATCGCGGAAAAAACACATGTGCTCGCAAGTAAGTATACCGGCAAAGTTGGAAAATGGAACGGTAATATTATTTACGATCCAAACGAAGATAACGCCAAGCTATGGGACTGCTCCATACGCGTAGGCGGCTATTTTGATGACTCGGTGCTGTTGCACGAACATCTGCACGCGCGTTCCGCCAGTTACGCCGACGCCATGACTTATGTGGAAAATAAGGGTGCGGAAGAATCCGCCGTACAATTCCTTACGAGGGAAATTTGCGCGGCGGAAAAAATACCGGTTGCCGCGTCCGATTATGACGAAATGATAGCCGCGTTGATAAGGCTTAACGCAAAAACGGGCTTATATCCGTCCGTTATTGAGTTTGCCACCGAGTTTTTTAACATCCCGCTCGACAAACGTCTGACATGGCTTTATGATGTCATTAAAAGAGGATTAGGCGGCAATGGGTCTGTTTATGATTACAGCGAGCTATCTTCTTATGTCGAAATGATAAGGGATTATAAACGATGACATACGAGCGAGAAAAACAGTTTTTAGATTTGTTCGATTTGGGCGCGCCCGTCAACAAAAACTATGGTCGGCATTATACGGCTGTCCACAACCGCGTTAAGGCATTTCTGGACGACTGCGAGCCCGCCGACAGAAGTTATCTTATGAGACAGCACTGGAGTCTGCTCGAACAGCTGGCGATGCTGTACGATGGGTTCAAAGACCAAAAAGAGAGTGGAGAGTGAATTACATGAACGAACAATTTTTAAAAACACTCGGCCTTACCGCCGAGCAAACGCAGTCAATCAAAAGGGCGTTGTCAGAAAACTATGTCACAAAAAGCGACGTCGGATCGGTAAACGCGGAGCTTGAAGCCGCCAAACAAGCCATAAGCGAACGCGACACCCAGCTTGCCCAGCTGTCAAAAGCTACAGGCGACGCGACCGCGCTTAAACAGCAAATATCAGATTTACAGACGCAAAACGCTAAGTCTGCCGAGAGCTACGCCGCCTCGCTCTCACAACTGCGCGTAGACCACGCTGTAAACTCCGCGCTGCTCAAAGCCCATGCCCGAAACCCCGAAACCGTAAAGCCGCTGTTGGCGGCTTTTTTAGCGGGCGCGGAGACGGATGAATTCGGAGTAAAAGGGCTTGACGACGCCGTGAAACAACTCGCCGAGAGCGCGGATACCAAATACCTTTTTGCCGACCCGATAACGCTGGCCGGATTTAAACCCGGCGAAAGCGCCGACAATCCGCCTGATAATTCGGATCCGTTTTTATCGGGCTTTGAAGTAGAAATCTAGCCGAAATTCGGGCGCGCATAAGACACGCGCCCGGAAACGCCGACTGTGAATCAGGCGGCTTAATATGAAAGGAGCCGAATTATGGCCGTTAATTATGCTTTAAAATATTCCGCGAAGGTGGATGAAAGATTTACGCAAGCCGCTATCACAACGCCTATAGTCAATAATGATTATGATTTTACAGGTGTAAACACCGTGCAAGTTTACAGCATCCCAACCGTGGCGATGGTAGATTATACGCTCACCGGCAATGCGCGTTACGGCACGCCGGAGGAATTGCAGGACACTTTGCAGTCTATGACGCTTTCCCAAGACCGTGCGTTCACGTTCACGATCGATCGCCGGAATTACATAGACACGCAAATGTCTCACGAAGCGGGCAAGGCGTTACGGCGCGAATTGGATGAAGTGACTATCCCTGAAATTGATATATACAGACTGGCGCAAATTATCGCTAACGCGGGTAACAGCGCGACGGGAGCAATCACGTCGTCTAATGCTTATGCGGCTTTTTTGGACGGCGTTAACGCTCTGACCAACGCCAAGGCTCCAACGGCGGGACGGATGGCGTATGTCGGGACAAATTTTTATAAGTCGATTCGGCTTGATCAATCCTTCATCAAATCTTCGGACTTGGGTCAACAGGCCCTTTTTACTGGGCAGGTCGGACAAATCGAAGGTATTCCGCTTGTTCTTGCTCCCGACAGTTATTTCCCGGCCGACTTTGATTTCCTGCTTACACACAGGATTGCGACGGTCTCTCCTGTGAAGTTATCTGAATATAAGCTGCATGATAACCCGCCGGGGATCAACGGGTGGTTGATTGAGGGCAGATTTTATTACGACGCCTTTGTGTTGGCAAATAAAGCCGGCGCCATTTATGTCCATATGGCAGCGTAAAAAAACAGAAGGAGACGAAGACGCGCAATGACAAAAGTTATTAAAGATAATCGCACTATAACGGTTCGCGACGATATACAACTAGCGGCGTTCCTAAAATCGAAATGGGTTAAGATAGATAATCCGAAGCCCGAACCGATGGAAACAAAAGACGAAATTGAAGATAAAAGTTCTAAACCCTCGACCAAGAAGTGAGTGAATAGTTTGCAATGTGTTTAATGGCGTTTAATCTCGGTTTAATTTCAACGCAAATAGCTGTATAAGCCTTTTTTACACATTCAGCCCGAAATCGCTTATAACGCCGTTTTTGGGATTATGATAGCATTGCCGCTTTTGCGGCTTTTTTAAATTGCTATCCTTCGACGTTGTTTTTTCACAAACCGTGCGCGGACTGTCTGTCAAAAACCTTGAATTAAACGTGTTTTTTTGCTTTTAAACTTTTTTTAAACTTTTATTAAACTTTTATTAAACTTTTATTAAACTTTTTAAACACAGGAGGAATTAAACTATGAAAACAAACAACGAGCACGATGCTTTCACCGAAAACCAACGTTATACAACGGGTTATATCTATCTGGATTCGTATGGGATATTACACTATACGCCGTCTTTACCGAATGCGGGGCGCGACGGACGCGTCCCCAAAAGCTTGCGCGTTGACGACCTGCCCGGCTATGCCGGTTATATCACAAACGAAAACGAAAAGGCTGTCAAGTGCTTGTTTAATCGCGAAACGCAAAAATTTGAATGTGAATGTGACGACGTATCCGCGCGGCTCGCGCAAGCTTACGCGTTGACGCTGGCAAAAACGGAAGGCTGGCTTATTGGTTAATGGGCAGCCGAGACATAACAAAACTGCACCCTTGCGTCGCGGCCGGAGCTCTGGAGTTAATCGACAAAATGGCAAGACTTGGCCGTTCTGTCGTTATAACGTCTACATACCGCTCCGCCGAAGAGCAGGACGCGCTTTACGCGCAAGGCCGGACAACGACCGGCAGCATAGTAACTAACGCTCGAGGCGGCGAATCCGTCCACAATTACGCCTTGGCGTTCGACATAGCGCAAAATATCCGCGGACAAGAATATTCAGACACTACGTTCTTCCAGCTTGCCGGTGCGTGCTGGATTGACATGGGCGGCGAATGGGGCGGCGAATGGAGAACTTTTGCCGACCCGCCGCATATGCAGTATACCGCGGGGCTTACGCTGTACGACCTGCAAAAGGGCAAAAGCCTTCCGCTTGACGCGAAAATGCCCTGGGAGAGCGAGGTGAATGAGTTGACAGAAACAGAAATCGTGAACATTGTGAACGCTCGCGTTAACGCGTTTTACAAAGAACAAGCGTCTTTGCCCGTAAGCGAATGGGCAAAGGACAATTGGGATCTCGCCGTTTCACGAGGCATACTTGACGGCACGTCGCCGCGCGCCCCTCTTACTCGGGAACAACTGGCGGCGGTTTTGGCGCGGCTCGACCTGGTTCAATGAGTATGGATCATGAGCTCGGCGTAACCATAGATAAAAACTTAACGGCTCCTGTAGATACCGGAAGCTCTTTTTTTGTCGGCGACGCATGCGTGTTCGATATCGCGCTTACCGACGGCGGCCAACCTTGGCCGATTCCTCCCGGCGCGGTGCTTCAGATTAGATTCCAAAGCGCTTACGGACTGGCGTTCGGCGGCTTTGCGGCGGCGACCGACGCCGAAAACGGCGTCGTAACTTATACCACAAACGTCAATGATTTTTCAGCGCCGGGCAACTGCCAAGTATATGTAAACGCTTTTTATAACGACCGGCGCTTAACTTTTCAGCCGTTCCTGTTTAGCGTCAAGGGTTTATGCGCGAGTCCGCCGCATAAATACGCCTCTTGGATCGACAGCGTCAACACCGCCATTTCAAACGGCATAGTAGGTTTGCAAGGTGCGCCGGGCACGGACGGCGCGCCTGGTGAACCGGGACCACCCGGAGCGGATGGAGCGCCGGGTGAACCGGGCGCTCCCGGCGAACCGGGCGCGACCGGCGAACAAGGTCCGGTAGGGCCTGCCGGGCCCGTTGGACCCGCCGGACCCGCCGGTTCCGGCTTGGGCGGATCCGGCGGCTATGTGCACTTGTCGGTTGACGACGTGGAGACATGTCTAGCCGGAGTCGTCAGCAACGCCGTCGCCTATTCCAGTGTGTTTCAGCAGCCGTTTTTTAACGCGTTAAAAGCTCTGCACGACAGTTACGGAGCGACGGTCAGCTTGTATTGCTATTTGGATGCAACTTCCGCCCTTCCGGATAAATTTCGCACGGAGCTCGCGGCAGCCGGTTCCTGGCTTAAATTTGGCATTCATTCAAAAAATACCAGCCATACATTCGAGTCGGAAACCGCCGCCAACGCGGAGGCGTACTACAACGCTTTTGTTTCAAACATGTTGTGGTTCGTGGGTTCCACTCTCGCAATCGACCGCATTCCGCGCCTACACAATTTCGTCGGCAGCCAAACGGCCATGACCGCAATGCGTGACTGTCCTTGCGGTCTTTTGGGCGCGCTGGGTCCGGAAGCCGCCAACCCGGATTCGTCTCTTTCGAACCGACCGGCTTACTATTTGAGCGCGTCCCGTCGACAGTGGCTTAAAAATCACGCCCGCTTAATCGACGCGCAAACAGGTTTGATTTTCCACCGCACAGTCGTCCGTACGGATTGGTTCAGTTCCGCGTCAAATTGGGGTGCTGTTTATCCCGAATCCGGCGGCGACGTCGGCGAAATGCTTGACGCTTGGCGGCAAAACGCTTTTCAAACTGCCGCAATGGACGCTCTTGAGGTTTTTGGACATGAATGGTCTCCGAATTTGCTTGCGGAATTCACAAAGGTTTGTCAATGGGCGCACTATAGCGGGCATAGATTTTCATTCGCTCAGAACGCGTTGGGCGCGGACGGGTTTACTTCCCTCGCCGTTTTATAATATTATATTTATCTTACTGTTTAAGGAGGTTGTTTAATCAATGACACTTAAATCTAAGCTGGCAAGCCGTAAGTTTTGGGCGCTCATTGCCGCCCTAGTCACCGCTGCCCTCGTCGCCCGCGGCGCGTCGGCCGGTGATGTGGAGCATATAGTCTCCGTAATAGGCGTTTTCGGGGCGATTGTGACTTATATAGCCGCGGAGGCGGCGGTGGACGCCTCCAACAAAAAAGATTATGAATAACGATTTTACACCGCCTGTCGCCGCGCTTTTACGCGCTCGCGTGGTTCGACGGCTCCAAGAGTTGGGCTTTCCGCCGGGCGCGTCTGACAATGATTTGATTGCCGACGAGGTCGCCGGCGCCATGAGCCTTGTTGAAATTTGGTGTCACAGGGACGATATACCGCCGGGTCTATATGCCGTCGTCGTCGACATGGCCGCCGGAAACGTCTTAAAATGCAAGCGCCCGTGTCAGGCGGAAGGAGGCGATGGGGCGTCTTTCCCTGTTAAACGCCTGTCCGAGGGCGATCAAAGTGTTGAATTTGCTGTCCCCGACGACGCGAACGGCTTTGACGCGCTGATACAACAACTAACCATACCGGATAAGGCGCTTTTAGCTCGCTATAGGAAACTGTCATGGTGACGGCGAGGTATTTTTGGCGGCAGCGCGCAACCATAGCCGTGGCCGACGACCCTGACGAGCCGGAAACGATGCGCGTTATCGTCGCAAACGAGCCTTGTCATTTGTCCTTTGCTCGCCCGGCCGCCGTCGGCGCGGCATACGGAGACGGCGCGGCCGAAGTCACGCAGTCGGTCACATTGTTCTTGCGTCCGGCTTTACGCGTTCCGCCCGGCTCGCAAATCACCGTGGACGGCGTTATATACGCGCAAAGCGGAATGGCGTCTATATACTCAGGACATCAGGAAATAGCGCTGGAATTACAGCGCAGGATGGCTTGATATGGATGTTACGGTAGATTATACACAGCTTAATACATATGCCAAGCAACTTGAGAACCTTGGACGTGGCGGAGAGTTCGCGGCGTTTTGCCGGCGCGCGGTTAAAAATTTAGCCGCGCGCCATCTGGCCGTAGTCAAGCGCACAACACCGGTCGGAAAATATACAGTCGAATCCGGCAGAACAAGCGGAACACTTAGAAAAAATTGGTCGGCCAAAAGCATAAAATACGACTTCAAGCCCGGTTTTTACGGCGCGACGCTGATAAACCCAACCAAATATGCGTCTTACGTCGAACACGGCCACAGGCAAACGCCCGGCCGATATGTGCCCGTCATAAAAAAACGTCTTAAGCGCCGCTGGGTTAAGGGGCGGTTTTTTGTCAAAGCCGCGGAAAAAGAAACGCAGTCCCGCGCTTCACAATATGTCCGTCTGGAATTTCTTAGATTTTTGAAAGGGTCTTTAACATGATTAACAAGGTTTTAACAGGTGTTAAACAGGCGTTAAACGTCGAATTCGGCGCGGATTTTCATGTGTATATCCCGTACGTAGCGCAGAATCTTGTAACACCGGCGTTTTTGCCCCGGATGGCGAGCGTGTCAAGGATTCCGAGCCCTAACAAGAGTTTTTTGTACGTCGTAAACATCGTTATACCGTTTGTACCGAAAGAGAGCAAAATGAACGACTTAGCGCGCTTATATGAAATCGGCGACCTCATGTTTTCGGCTTTGGAAGTGATATGCTTGGGCAACGAAACATATGTCAGATGTGATTCATCAAACCCTCCGCGCTGGGAGTTTTTAGACGAAGGTCTTGTTTTTTATGTAACCTATAGCTTTACGTGTTACGACTCCGCAGAAAAGGATACGATGGAAACATTGGAAATTATTAACAGTATGTAAGGAGGTTGACCGCCATGGCTTTAGGCGGCGGAATTTTCAGCCAGCAAGACAAGTTTTTACCCGGTTCCTATATAAATTTTGTCAGCGCGTCCAACGCGGTTATGTCTTTGGGCGAACGCGGCGCGTTCGCCATGGGCTTGGAACTGGATTGGGGGTCTACAGACGAGGTTTTCCGCGTCACCGCGCAGGAATTCAAGTCCGTCGCCGTTAAACTGTTTGGCTATGACGCGGCTCATCCGTCTCTGGCGCCCGTTCGTGAAGCGTTTCGGCATGGACGCACGGGATATTTTTACCGGCTTAACGGCGGCGACTCTGCGGTCGGCGCCCCAACGCCTCTCCCCGCTCCAAACGGACTGTTCCTGTCCGGCTCTACTCTCACATGGAATCCGGTCGCTCTCGCGTCCATGTATCGCGTGTATTCAAACGGCGGCTGGATAGCGCAGACGGAGACCGCGAGCTTTAATCTCGTGTCCGCGCTGAGCGTCGCGGGCACATATGCAATAACCATAGTGGCTGTCGGAAACGGCATTACACATTCTGATAGCCCGGCCAGCGCGTCTATTAACTATGTCGTGTCGTCGTCGTCTACACAGCTTCCCGCTCCTACGGGATTGGCGATTAACGGGTCGACGTTGACCTGGAACGCCGTCACAAACGCCACGGGCTACATAATCCGGGACAACGGCTCACAAATCGGCGTGTCTACCGGCGCGTCTTACAGCCTCGCGGGCGTTACGTCGGCGGGAACCCACCCGTTATCAGTGGTCGCCACAGGCGACAGCGTTAATTACTTTATGAGCCAGCCAAGCGCGGCGGTTAATTACGTCGTGTCGGGCACACCGTTAGCCGCGCCGACAGGCTTAAATATCAACGGGTCGATATTGACGTGGAACGCCGTGACAAACGCGTCCGGCTATAAAATCCGGGCGGCGGGCAATCAAATAGGCACGTCCTCGACGCCTACATTTGATTTGTCCATACTTACGGCGGCGCAGACTTATACTGTAACCGTCATAGCGGCGGGCGACGGCAATACGTACACAGACAGCCCGGCAAGCGCGGGCGTTAGCTACGTAGTGTCCGGTTCGAGCGGAGGTGAAACAATCACAAACGGTTTGGGGCAAAATATAACCGTTGTTGACGATCCGACGGATCTGATCTTTGTGGAGGCGATCGTAGCGACGGGCGCCAGCTTGGGTACGATCAGCTCTTACCCCGGTAACGCCTCCGCCGCCGGACGAGCGGCGGCTAATAATATGGTTTTGGCCGTAAACGGCGGCGAAACGATAACTATGTCAGAATCGGCTCCGAGCGGACAAGTGTTTACATTCGCGGAGTTCAGCGACGCGCCTATTTCGCAAAGCACGCTTTCAGCCGGCGGCGTTGGCGGCGGGGCATGGTTAACGACCGGCACGTTAAAGTCAGACACAAAATATGTGTTGTTTGGGTTTAGAAACGGCGACGGATCGACAAGGTTCACGCAGGATCAGCTTAACATGCTTGGTACTTATATCATTATTTAGATTCGTTGACGTTTCCACATATAGCAATTCCATGTTTTACTTGCGCTATTCGAGC